GTAAGTAAAAGAAAATTAATTAAAAATATTAGATCAGTTTATAGAGCTAAAGGTACCCAAAGAGGACACGAAGTATTTTTTAGATTTTTATTTAATTTAGATTCAGACATAATTTATCCTAGAGAACAAATGTTAAGAGTATCCGATGGTAAATTTGATACTAAAAAAATATTAAGAGCAATAGGAACTGTTGGTGAGACCACAGATTTAATTGGAAGAACAATTACAGGTCTAACTTCTGGCGCAACTGCAATTGTAGAAAATGTATTTAAATTTCAAATAGGTATTAATGAAGTTTCAGAATTTATTTTAAATGATGATACTATCACAGGTACCTTTGTTACCTCAGAAGAAATCAGAGGTACAGTTACAGATACATTTGATAGCTTTATTAAAGCAGTCGTAACTGGAATACCTGATATTGTTAGTATTACAAATGACGGTGGTTTATTGACACCAAATGATGCCATTACTTTTTCTGGTGGCGGTCAATCAGCAATTCTTCAAGTAGATAATGTTGGTACAGGTAGTTTAACAGAAGTATTGGTTGCTAGTGGTGGTAGTGGTTATGCTATAGGGGATTCAGTTGCCTTTACAAATACAAATACGGGTGGTGGTTCAGCAGTAGCAAAAGTATCAGTTGTCAATGGTGGTATTACAACAGAAAATGGAACAGTGGGTGCTAGTTTAACTGATCACATTGTATTAGAAGACGAAACCGTTAGAGGCGATGTTTACACAGGTGATAAAATTTTACAAGAAAGTGGAACAGGTTCAGAAGACATTACTGATATTAGAATTATAAATGAAGGTAGTGGTTATACATCTTTACCTACAGCAACTGTAACATCAAGTGGAGGAAGTGGTGTTGTCATTATTCCATATGGTACAGAAATAGGCAGATTATTAAATACTAAAAAAATTGAAACTGGCGCAGGTTATGAAGCGTCACCAAGTCCTACAATGGTATTACCTAGTTCCATTATTGTAAAAGATGTATCTGGTACTTTTATAATTGGAGAAACTGTTACTGGAGTTGATTCAGGTTCTACTTCGATCACTGCAACAGTTGTTTCATTTTCAAATAGTATCTTAAAAGTTTCAAGTGCATCAGGTCAGTTTGCTGAAAACACTACTATTACAGGAGCAGGGGGAGCAAGTGCTACTGTTCTTAAAAATGATTTTGCTACAGCAACAGTTACTGTAAACTCTATTATAGACACTAGTGGAGAATTTATTGGAGAAGATGGATTCTTATCTGAATCTACAATGAAGATACAAGATAGTTTATACTATCAGGATTTTTCTTATGTAATCAGAGTTGGTCGTTCTATAAATGACTGGCGAGATAGTTTTAAAAAGACAATGCACACAGCAGGGTTTTACTTTACAGGACAAGTGGATATTACTAGCCAAGTAAATAACCAAATTAGAAGTTTCACAGGTGTTAATAGTGGATTAGAATTTGATCCAGGTGTAGACCTAGTTATCAATACATTATTCTCTACAATATTTGGTAGAAGATTAGGTACAGTAGATGATGGTACTACATTGAGAGATCAAAGAGTTGGAGTAGATCCTGACTTTGATACTTCAACTACAGAACACTTTACAGCAAACACTAGAGACTTAACTTTAAAGAGAGATATATCATTAAGATTTAGAGTTGGGTTCAATCCTATCAGTATTAGAGGCTCTCTAAATAGATATGGATACGGATATTGTGGACCAAGAATGAATACAATTAACAAATATGCAATCAATATGATGAGTGGGAGTGGAGGTCGAGCTCAAACATCTAATATAGGGGGTGCGGCAGATAGTACAGTTACTGTGGCAATATCACCAATGCAGATGCATAATTGGGCGGATTTTAGAATAACTGGTACGTACAATACTAGTTTAGATGGTGAGATTGTACAATTCCAAGATATTACAACAAACAATTTAAAAACAAATTTAGCGCTACCTACAGAAATCACAGAGAGATAACGTATAAATATAATTATAAAAAGAGGAAACAATGCCAGCAATAATAACAAACAAATTTAGAATCCATAACCAAGAACAGTTTGTGGAATCATTTACAGAAAGTTCTGCTAATGTGTACTATCTAGGTATAGGTAGACCTCAAGCTTTCGCAACATCAACAAGACCTGATGGAAGAACAGAAAATCAAGGTACAGACGCAAGTCCACTAACCCCTATAGATTCAGTAGGAGACGAATTTTATACTTTTGACGACATGCTGGCAGCAAAAAAAGTATCGTCAACTGATATATCTATTGTAGTTCCTCGTAGAAATTGGACAACTGCTACAGTTTACGATTATTATAGACATGATTATGGTAATAGAGTAACAGGTACAACGGGTGCTCAATCAGCTAACTCTGGCGCAACAAATTTATTTGACGCAACGTTTTATGTTATGTCAAGTTCGTATAATGTATATAAATGTGTAGATAACAACAGTGCTGCTAACTCAACAGTAGAACCAACTGGGACATCTTCATCTATTCTTACAACTGGAGACGGTTATAAGTGGAAATATATGTACACTCTTTCTGCGACTCAACAATCAAACTTTATATCAACAGATTTTATGGCAGTTGCTACTAACTCGACAGTTAGTTCTGCTGCAACTGATGGCGCAGTCAACATAGTAAAAATTAAAACAGCAGGTTCAGGAGGTACTAATGGTACTCACACTAGTGTTCCAATCAGAGGTGATGGATCAAGTGGTTTAGCTACGGTTGTAGTATCTGGTGGAGCAGTAACATCTGTTACAGTAACAAATGTAGGTTCAGGTTATACTTTTGCTTATATTAGAAACGCAGATATAGTTACAGCTGGAGCAACAAGTTTAACTGGTTCAGAATTAGATGTAATTATCGAACCAAAAGGTGGACACGGTTTTAATGCAATACAAGAATTAGGTGGGTTTTTTGTAATGATGAATACCAATTTTGAAGCTGGAGAGACTTCAAACACTGGTGACTTTACAACCGCAAATGATTTTAGACGAGTATCTTTAATGAGAGATATTAAGTCTAGTGGTTCAGCCGCATCGGTAACTACTTTAAGAGGAACAAAAGCTGTGTTAGTAACTAGTCCCTCTGGTACATTTACAGCAGATGAAGAAATTAATCAAGCAACTACTGGCGCAGTCGGTAAAGTTGTAGAATGGGATAGCGCAAATAATATTCTTTACTACATACAAACAAAGTTTAATGATGAGGGTTGTGACGCTAATGGTAATTTAACAGCATTTTCTGGTACTAATACTATTACAGGTCAATCTTCAGGTGCATCAGCAACACCATCAAGTTCATCAACAACTGTTGATAGTATTGCTTTCACAAGTGGATACAACACTGGTGAGATAGATGCAGACACAGGAGATATTATGTATGTAGAGAACAGATCACCAATTACAAGAGCGGCCGATCAAACTGAAAATGTTAAACTCATCATAGAATTCTAATGATTTATTATGATAGACATTTATAAAATTGAAAATAATATTAATAAAAAAGTTTATATAGGTCAAACTTGTAGAGGTTACAAAACAAGATTTGAACAACACATTAATGATTCTAAAAAATACAATTATGATTTATATAAAGCTTTTAAAAAATATGGTTTGGGCAATTTTATGATAAACAAAATAAATGTATGTAAAACTCCAGAATTAGCTAAATTATTAGAAAGACATTATATAAAAAAATTTGATAGTTATAAAAATGGATATAATATGAATAAAGGTGATAAAGTTGTTTATAAACACAGTGAAGAAACAAAAAATAAAATGAGTTTATCTGCATTAGGTAGACCTAGTCCTAGAAAAGGTGTGAAATTAGATCAAAAAACAAAAGATAAAATGAGTTTATCTAAATTAGGTAAAGTATCGTGGACAAAAAAATGGAAAGTAACCACTCCTAATGATAATACGGTTATAATATATAATTTAGCAGATTATTGTAGAAAAAATAAATTAAATAGAGGTAATATGAGTTCATTAGCAAATAACAAAATATCATATTACAAAAATTATAATGTGAGGGAAATAAATGCCAAGTCCAACAGACTTTAACCTCTCGCCTTACTATGATGACTTTACGGAAAGTAAAAAATTTCATAGAGTTCTTTTTAGGCCGTCATTTGCAGTTCAAGCGAGAGAATTAACACAGTCACAAACAATCTTACAAAACCAAATCGAAAGAGTTGGCGATCACCTTTTCAAACAAGGTGCAATGATTATTCCTGGACAAGTATCTATCGATACAAGTTACTACGCTGTTAAATTAACAAGTTTAGCAAGTGGTAATACTCTAGCACAATTTACAAATGGAACAATCTTAACAGGTGGCACTTCAGGTGTTGCAGCAGAGATTGTAAATACAGTAGCAACAG